CGACCTTTGAGAAAATATACCCCTGAAGCCTTCATCACATAATTGTGCCAATACTTCGTGTCGGTTCGTGAGGGGATAAGCATAACCACTCGGGTTTCTCCATCTCTTGACATATCATAACCCTTCTTAATCCATTTGTCAATACCTTTTCCATAAGGAGGGTTAACAAATACTTTATGTCCTGACCAATCTTTTGACAGCCCATCTTCAGCTTCCGTATAGAAATTAGCACATTTGGTGTTGTGTACGGTGGCGCAGGGATCAAGGTCAAACGGGCCAAAACGCCAGTTGAGCTTATCAAAAAAATCTTGCGGGGTCGACCACTCTCCAGTTTTGCTAGAGAATAATACTTGTTGTGTTGCTTTGTTCATTATGCTTTTTTCCTTTTTTTGGCGCGGCGCGCCTTTCGTTTAGTAGAGTAGCAAGATCTACAGAGATATTCTAAACCATCAGGGTTTCTGCTGCTTTTGTTATAACTTGAAACATCTTTAGTTTCTAAACACTCTATACACTTCTTGTTGCTTTTAAAAGCGGTGAAAGTGCCGGCTTGGTTATAAAGTGGTTTGCCGTTGTAAATGTATTCGTGAATTAGCCTTTGTTCGTGAGCGCGTAGAATAGTTGAAGACGTGTCGCAGGGATACTCTTGTATAATCTCGTACACTATGGCGTCAGGGCCGTGTTTGTTGTATTCTTGTTGAAGTTCAATGTTTTTGTGTTCGTTCTTGGCCAATTCGCGCTTATGATCTGTAATTCTTGAAGTAAGGCCTGTTGTTTGGCCAATATAAGACCTTCCAGTGGTCTTGTTAAAGATGCGATATACAGCTGCGGGCGCGTTTCGCCAATTTCGTGCATGAAGTTCTGCAATATACTCTTTGTTCTGTTCCCTGTACTGCTTGTTGTACTCACTCACATGTTCTTTGTTTTTACGGTTCCACTCTTTTACTCGCTCTCGATGATATTCTATGTTCTTGTAATAATATTTCTTATACTTTTTGCTGTTGCAAGCCTTGCACTTATAGCTATAGCCATCACGGGTAGCCCTGTCCTTGCAGTACTCTGATGTTGGCATTGATTGCTTGCAACCAGTGCACTCTTTTATCCCATTAACAGCCGCAGGCATTATTCGCCCGTGCTTCCAAGGGCCCCATCACCTCTATCGCTGATTGTGATTGGATACCAATTATATAAATTGTCTTGGGTGGTCTCAACGGCCCTGAAATGTACGACAGGCACCATTACCACCTGTGCGATCTTAGTTCCGGGCAGGATGTGTTGCTCTTCGGCGCCGACGTTATGAAGGTTAATAAACACCTCGCCATCATAGCCGGAGTCGATGACACACGCTCCTACCAACAGCCCGCGCTTTGCAGCAACGCCCGAACGATTCTTTACCTCCAGCATATACCCGTGCGGTACACCAAACTTGAGGCCGGTTGGGAGAACCATGCTTTGCCCGGGTTTAATCGTAGCCATCATCTCGGATGGATCTTCTGGACTAAAGTATACGTCCAGGCCAGCATCGCTCGGGTTTGCCCTTGTTGGGGGTGTGGCGCTACCTCTTACTCTATAATATTCTAATAACATTATTTCTTCTTCTTCTTATTGTTTTTTGGCTTCACGTAGTCAGGGTGCCATACCTTAATTTTGAATCGTGAGCCTCCCGGGCCACAGCGACGGATCTTAACAAGCAGCTGCTCATCGTACCCAGAGCCCTGTCGATATGATTCCGCAAAGGCCATGGCTGCGGCGTATGTTTCAAGAATTTTAACTTGCTTCCACGCTTTGTTTTGTTTATTGTTTGTGTCCATTTGTTCTCCTTTGTTATCCCAATAGTTTGAAATTATACCTTAATGATCTAGTAGAGAATCCCCACTGCGGATCATAGTCGAGCCTCGCCATATAGGGGCGATTAATGTGAACGATGTCTCTATCTGGGCGTACGCCCCAGCACCTAATACTAACTGTCGTACTCGAATCGTCGATGACTTCCACGATCCAATAGTCCTTGCCGTTCTTTGTTTTGCGAGGTACAATTTTTCTAGGTATAAACCAAGCCACTTGAAGCTCTGAATCAAATTCCGAAATTGGCGGGATGTATCGCTCCTGCAGCTTCTCACGCGTACGTTCACTGATGCATAAGTCCAAAGGAAACAAGCCCGTGAGATCGACCAGATACTCAATCTTTTCTTCTTCGGAAAAGTCGCCTTCTGGCGTGTAAAGCTCAATATTCGCATCGAGATTCTTGAGCTTGCGTGGGCGGTCAACTGCGATAGCTGACCAAAAATGTTTCAAGCCTGTAAACCTTTCGTCGACGAGAGTATCAAGGGTGCCGCTGCGTACCAACACATCAAGGGCCTTTTTGTTTAGTTTACTATATGTTATGCCCTCGTTGAACAGGAAATCCTCAATTGCGTGAAAAGGTCTATTATTTACGATCTGCTCAATCGCAGTTGCACCCAAGCCCTTGATAGAAGTCAGCGGCTGAATCAGGGTTTTACCATCTTTGCTAATCTCCCACACGTTCCCGGAAGTGTTGATATCTAAAGAGCGTATCTGATACCCCATCCCCTTAGCCGTGTTGATTGCCCTTTCCTTTCGACGTTCCGGCTCTTTGTCAAGGAACGCAGCTAACCACTCTGGAGTATAGTGGTGGCAAAGCCATGCGCACTGGTAGCTCAAGACAGAATATGAGACTGCGTGCGACTTGTTGAACCCATAGCCAGAGAAATATTCAAAGGTATTCCACAGGTTTTGTGCGTCAGTCTTGTTGATGCTCTTATCGACGCAGCCGGCAATAAACTTGTCGTAGATCTTTCGCTTTTCTTGAGCACCTTTACCCGTCCCTTTCTTGGTCAACAGCTTTCTAAGCTTGTTGCCCTCATCGAGCGAAACGTTCTTACCTAGACGATGAGCCAAGATAGCAATTTGTTCTTGGAAGATAAGGAAGCCGTACGTGTCTTCGGTCACTTCGCGAACTATGGGGTGCATATACTTAATATACTGCGGGCCTTCCTTGGCTTCCACATACTGTTCATCTACGTCGGCGCTCAACGGGCCGGGCCTATATATTGAAGTGATCGCAGATAAGTCAATGATGCTTGTGGGCTTAGCCCTCTTACAAAACTCCTGCGCCCCTTTTTCTGTGAACTGGAATATGCCGGCCCACATGCCGGCGTGGAACACGCTCTTATACACAGCCTGATCATCGAAATCAATGACGTCGGGATGCAGGTGTTTGTCATAATATTCTCTAACATCTGAGTATGTTGGCTCCTCGATGCCATGGTGCCGACTCAAAATGTGCCGGATAGCACCGTCGATCATGCGTAGTGAAGCCAAGCCAAGAATATCAAATTTAATAAAGCCCATGGGTTCTAGATGTCGAACATTTTGCCCCTCGGACCACGGGGTCTGCCTAACGCCGCCCGAATTAATTAGCGGCATATGACGATCAAGGTTTTCACCAACCACTACTCCGCCGGCGTGGCGAGAGCATGAGCGGACCTGACCGTGCAGCACCTCAATATGATTGGCAACGTGTGGGTATGTCCTCAAAAACGACTGCAGGGTTGGGCTAAATTCCATGACCTCTTCAAACGTCGGGACATATACGCCAGCTTTGATACCGTGCTTCTTTTTTGCTGCCGGTGTTGCCTCAAAAAGCATCTTTCCCGTAACCTGATTGACTTCAGTAAACGGTATGCCATAGAATTTTGATATGTCCTTGATGAGCGAGCGTAACTTTAGTGTGTTCCAATTAGAGATGGGTACTACGGTATCGTCGCCCCACTCGCCAATAAGCAACTCCTTTAGCTCCATCGGCTCAGCTACGTCATAGTCGATGTCTGGATAATCCGACGCGTCTGCCCGAAGAAACCTAGAAAACAACAATCCATATTTGATCGGATCAATCTGGGTTATTCCGAGTGCGTACGCGACGAGAGAGCCGGCAGCGGATCCACGGCCCGGGCCGGTCAACATGTTGGAGACCGCGCGATCTGCAATTGCCTTCATTGTTAAGAAATATTTGCTAAACCCTCTATCGTCGATCACCTTCAGTTCGCTTCTGAGTCGGTCCAGATATCCAGAATGTTCAGAAAGCCCCATGTTATTCAAACCATCGACGCTCAGCTTCACTATCGCCTGAGTGGCGGTCATTCCTGCGGGAACTACGAAGTCGGGAAGTCTAACTGTATTGTCGGGTAGAAAGGCCTCAATGCGTTCGAAGGCGATGTGGTGGCTTTCCTTGATGCTGGATAAGACCTCGGCATCGTCATATTCGATGTCGATGGCTGATGAGTACTTCTTATAGCTCTCCCACATCTGATCGCCGTTCTTGGGGTAAAGCTCATATCCAATTTCGTCAACGCCGGGCGGCAACTCGCTCTCTTCTTCGGCCCAAGATGGCCGGCCTTTGCCTAACCAACCCAGTCTCTTGTAAAGCTCGCGATCTTTCCAAGCTTGTGGGTTAGGGTAATGGCTATCAGCAGTAGACACAAGTTTGATGTCATACTCTCTCGCAACCTCAATTATGCAGCTATTTAGATCATGCTGCTCCTTAATGTTGTTCCACTGTAGCTCGGCGTACCACCTATCGTTAAAAATCTCCTTCATTCTGCGGGATGTCTCTCGCATATCGGCAAGGACGCTGGTTCGATCATATCCAGTTCTGTTGCCCTCGTCATCATACAGTCCGTTTTCCCAATAGTTTCCGGCATATACTCCGCCAAGACAGGCAGATAGGGCGATGACACCTTCAGAATATTTGGACAAAAGCTCGTAATCAACCCTAGGATATCGATAGAAGTTTTCTGATTTATAACTTTCCGATATGAGGTTAAATAAGTTGTTAAGACCCTTTTGGTTTTGGGCTAAGAGCACAAGGTGGCGGCGCCGGTTCAGAATACTTTTGATGGCCTTCTTGCTGGCATCCTCATCCTCAACCGTGGCACCGGATTGACTAGACTTCCCGGCCGCTCTTGCAGCCTTTTTGTCCTCCATAACCTTTTCGTATTCCGCATGCCATTCTTTAATCGAGGGAATAAAATATGCCTCAACCCCAAAGATAGGCTTAAACTCTTTGCCAGCCGACATCATGTTTTTTGCATGCTGAACCTGATAGGCCAAGCCATTCATGTTGCCGTGATCAGTTAGCGCGAGAGCTGAGCAGCCATTCTCGTATGCAAAATCCATATGCACTTGCGGGTAACCAATTGCATCAAAGATTGATCCCGCAACAGAGTGTGCGTGTAGTCCTACAAATTTAATTTTAGAATCAGTCTGATTCATTGATGTGCTCCTGAATATCTATTACTTCTATAATATAACATACTTTTGTGGAAGATGCAAGTAAAAACTTAATCATCACCTGAGTTGTCAACTCCAATTGGATTAAGTTCATTGTATTTTAAAATCTTTTTATATGGTCGACTAAGGCTACGACCTTGGGGCGAGCCAAGAAGCTCGCAGTAGCTATCCCAATTATCTATACCATGGTACCAATCAACCTCAACTCTTTTTGTATCTTTGTCTATTATAGCATTTTCAAAAACTTTGTCAAGCGAAAAGTGACGGGCCGACCATCTTTCCTCAATTGGCAGCACCTCGCGGGTCAGGCCGTGCCCGGGTGGGCGCAAGCCTGTCGAAGACTTTCTCAAATTGTCCCTGATAGTCTTAAAGTCCTCACCGTCAAAGGTAAACCCTAGGTACAGACCACTTTTAATAGAATTGCCGTGAAAGGTTAAATAAAACTTATTTGCTGAGGATATGAATTTTCTTTGTTTCCTTAGGATCGTGTTATCATAAATACCATAAGGAAAGGAGACGTAGTACTTGTCCGGTATCAGCCACTTGCTCATCTTTCTACTAGTCCAGTACGCAGTGTTCGCGCCATACAGCGCGCTCCACCCTAAACAGTCACGTTTTGCCCGGTCGCTTGGGTGAATAGAGACATAATAAATGGGGATAACCTTCCTAGATTCAGAGTAGTGCTTGCTGTGTTTACGGTTAAACCAGACCGGATCTTGGATATACTCGCCCAATTCATATCTAATGAGCGGCTGCATTTCGTGATGGCAGACAATCCAAATAGTTTCGCAGCCGGCCCACGCACATTCCATCACCGCATGATGAATA